ACATCTTCATCCATGCGGCGAAGCTCATCATTGATGTCAAGCCGAGCAAAAAGGTCGGTGCGGATCATGCTGATGTTTTCGGCCAGCGTTGGCCGCTGAAATTCACTGTCCGCCATTTGTGATCACACTCCATAAATCGCTAAAAGAAATGATTACGGGCCCATCCCGCCGCCAGAGCACAACCTGATTACTAAGCTCGTTGATGCCCGTTCGCTGAATGTCGATATCAATGCGCGAAACCACGCCGTCATCCAGCATCCACTGGAGAGCATCACGTAAATAGGTGCGTACTGTGTTCACCAGTGCGTTTGTGAGTTTGCTGCGCTGCAGGAGCCATAATTTTGAGCCATAGCGATCATTTGCTACTGCTGGCCAGGTATCTCCCCACCACCCCATAGGTACATCAGCATTGTCGTCAGGGTCTGCGCGCCGGTGAGTGAAGAGCGAAATCACCACTGCGCGCGTAAGTGGGTCAAGCGAAGAACTGGCATTTACCCGGGTTCCGTTGACTGTCAGCCAGAGTTCCATCACACCTCCATCTTGTTATCGGGTGCATCGGTTTTATTTCCCTGCCCGTTTTCTTTGTGATGGTGTCCGTTGTAGGCAACGCGCATGGCTGACATTGTCAGACCACCAGAATCGCAGAGGTCTTTGACCTGACCAGTAACGTCAAGATCCATTTCAAAACGGGCTTTTGGCGCATTTTTGAACGTAATCACCTTGCCACCACCATCAACAACAATCCCGGCGCGTGTCAGCGTGACTGACTGCCCCTGGTCATCGTAGAGAGCGACCTCCCCCGTTTTGAGCCCCTTCATGCGATAGCGACGATCAGACACGGTGATCGCAACGGCGTGAGAACGGTCACCGTCAGGAAACAGAACAACAGCCTCAGCCCCCGCTTTTGCACGAGAAGTGAAGCCATAGGGCTCAAGGTGCTCAATGCCCGCCTTTTGCTGCCCAGCCAGTAACTCAACATCTATCATCTGGCACTTAGAAGCCGCGTTGATACTCTTCACAACAGCGCGCCCAATGAGTCCTAACAGTTGCCTTTGCATACTTTGCATCACGCTCATCAGAACGGGTCCTCTTTGACTTTCCGTTTTTTGCCACGCTTCTTACTGTCATTTTCAGGTTCTGGCAGATAGGCATCCGGCGGCCCGACACGTAGTTCGGTTATTGTGCCGTTGTTGTCCTTAGTGAATGACACTTCAGAAATGAGCAGCTCGCGGTTATTGAAGCCACAAATGGGGTCATAGACGATAACGCGCTGGTTTGGCTGCCACAGAGAACCATCCCCCTGTCGCCAGCCCCATACCGTGTACGTGGTTTCATCGGTACGTGCGGCGCGTTGCCGGGCCTCGAATTCAGCGCGCGCAATGCAACTGGCTCCTGTTGACTGCCCCGTCTGCTGTACTGCCATAGGGCGGTAACGGCCAATTGAGGCATCTGTTGTTTTTGCACGAAGCGCCGTTGTTGTCGCAGCCCCAAAATCATCATCGTTTCCGGCACGCTGCCCCGATACCTGGTACGTTGAAAAACGTTCACGGATGCTTTTCTCGGTGTCGCAGGAAATAATGTTTTTCCCCAGCACCAGAGCTGTATGAGCGCGCGTGCTACCAATGCCGCCGATAACCAACCTTCCGCGCGGATCGTCGTAGGCAAGCGCCTGCTGCTGTCCAAGCATCTTGTTCAGGACTTCAATAACCGTTTCACCGTGATCGGGTTGTACACCGGGAATAGCGCCACCCGGTGCACCAGCGTTTACAACCGCTATACCGAAAGGTCTGGCAAGCGCAGCGGCCACCTGAACGAGTGATTGTCCATTGAATTGTGTCGGCTCAGCAGCGCAATCAATCAGATCAGCAGTCAGGCTGCGCCCGCTAATTCCGACACTAATTGAACGCGCATCGTAGCGAACCGGCGTTGCTTCAATCCAGCCAGTGACCACCAGATCATCACCGATTAGAACCTCGACTTTGTCGCCGTTTTTAACCCTGGGCTGAAGTGACGCAACACCATCACCACCGGGCCACTGTCGGGTGATCTCTACACTAAAATCTCGAGCCAGACGCTCAATCCCGGAACCGATACGAATTGACGTCCAGCCACCCCACTCACGACCGTTAACACGGAGAGTTACGTTATCGCTCATCGTACAGGAACCCTCAGCGGAGATACCGGCACAAAGCCGGGGTGAGCCACAGCATTGCGCCTGACAATGTCGGACTCCCGTGAAGCGTTATCAAACCAGGTTGCTGCCAGAACAAGTGCCGGAGTTACCTCATCAGGCGTTCTGATAACAGTCTTTTGGGTCTGCACCAGGCGGTGTTTTATGTCGTTGTTAAGGTCAGACTTCACCCGGCGCAAAGCCAGAAACAAACGGTCATCGGTCGTGCGGGATAGTTCTTTATCAATAGCGGTATTCAGCGTGTCGCGGATATCAACGAGGTCATCCCACGTCGGAACATCAACCACCGCCGCCTCATCCGGTGCGTTATTCAGCGCAGGGTGTGTCACAGAAGGCCATCCAGAAGACTGCTGAGTTTGTTCCTTTGTCGTTATTGCAGGTGTTGGCAGTGTTGTAACAGCGTAAACCGCTTCGCTTATGGCTGTTGTGCGTACTGCACTGGCAACATAATTCCCCTGTTCCTTACTGAGCTGTGTGCTTTTGCTGTCCGTTTTCCATATACCTCGCGGGGCCATATCTGATCCCAACGAAATCCCGGAGAACCCCTTAATCATTTTCATAACGTCAGAAGCATTTCCGGATAGTCTGTTCGCCGTGCGCCACACTTTCTGAATAGCTTCGACATATCCTTTTCCTGATGACGGAGGAGGAAGAAGAACAGAAATATCACCCTGCATAAGTCTCGCTGCATCTGCGACATAGCTGTCGACCATCGCCATAGAATCAGAAACAAAGTCCAGGATGCCAGTGGCACGCTCAAGCACATCTCCCTGAGCGAAGTCAGGCAAACCATCCATGCCGAACTGTTCAAAGTTGTCGCTGATACAATCATCAAGTGCTGAACAGGAAGATACCAGCGTGTTAGCTGTTGCTGCGCCAGTCGTTGGATATTCAAGTTCACCCGCTTCGACGAACTGCAGATCAAAGCGCACCATCCGCCCTTCACTACTGGTCGTGCCAACACGGATCTCACCATCAACACAGACGTTAAGCTCACCATATGTTGGATGTACCAGAGTGCCTGGTCCTGATTTATTCAGTGCTTCTATCAGCCTGTCTCGCTGGTCGAAACAGTCATCACCGATGACATAAGCCGTAATTTTAGGGCGAAACGTGACCTTACCTAAATCCTCCGTATAGGGCTTATCACGATTTAGATATTCATGCGTTTCGACACGCCGCCCAACAGGAGCATCTTCAGCCTCAGTTTTAAACGGAACGCCACGAAACGACGCATCCACCAGCCGATCTTTCCACGCCATGTTATTACCCGCTTGGTTTTGTTGTATAGTTTGCCAATACCATGAAATTATGTGGTTTTGTGATTATTGACAGTTAATAAATAAAAGAGGCAACTATGGAAATGTTCATACCTTTGTTAATCGGAATTATATTTGCATTCGTAATTTCAAGATGGGCATATAAAAAAGAGTCAACAAAATCAAGAAAGCTAATTGGAGCTATACTCGGCGCTGTAATTGGTTTTTCTGCCTCGCTAATTATTGCATCATTCATCATGGCTCCAGATGTGACACCAAAAACTCATGATGAAATGGTTATGGCAAAACTTACTAATTCATTAGATGGATGCCAATTAGATATGAAGCAAGAAGTAAAAAAACTGATGAATGATCCAGATAGTTTTAAATGCATCGAGACTAATGTTATAAAGCGAAAAGACGATTACGTTTTAATAATGCAATTTACAGGAAAAAATCAGTTAGGCGGAATTGTAAAGAATGTAGCCAAAGCAGAATACGATTCCGATGGTAAATTCGTAAAGTTTATTGAATAAAATATGGGAGGGCTAACCTCCCATACCAACACGCCCAATGCGGGTATATCCGACATCATGATTTACTTCAATCCCGGATGAGCGTGAATCTGTCACTTTCATTCCCTGCGGTGCGTTCTCAAACTGAACGGTGACGGCGGCCTGAGGTTGAGTATTTGCCCCCTGTTTTATCTGGTAAGGGTTATAGCCTGTGCTTGCCACTCCGGTGCCATAAGCACCGTAACCGCCGGCCCCCCATTGAGCTGCATTCGCAGCTGCAACCGTATCGCTCGCGCCATCTGAGAACCATTCAATTATAGGTTTCAACTTTGCCCACATATCCTGAAACCACTGAACGACTGGCCCCCAGTTGTTAATGACGAGTCCTAGCGGGGTCCATCCGAACACTGTCTTAAGTAATTCCCATCCCATTTCGAAATAAGGAGAGACAGTCTCCCAGAAGGATTTGAAATATGGTCCAACAGCATCCCAATTAGAAATAATCAAGCCTGCTGCCAGCGCAATTCCGGTCAGGATCATACCAAGAGGCGTCATTGCCGCCAGTCTACTGGCGAGAGTAATTGCCTGACCAACCCCCATAATTCCCAACTTAAGCACAGCAAGCCCAGCTGCAAGGCCTGCCACACTACGAATAACCCTGGGGTTCTGGTCAGCAAAGGTGGTGAATCTTTCACCTAAGTCACCAAGCCAGATGGTCAGATTTTTTGTATCACCTGAGAAGGCGCTTCCAATGGCGGCGAGGCCATTAGTTGCAGTACCGGTCATCGCTTCCCAGAGGTTTGTCAGGGTTCCAAGTTGAGCCTCAACACGCTTATTCAGACTGGCCTGTTTATTCATTTTTTGCTGAATCTGATCGTATCCATCTTTACCTTTATCGATGAGGGCATTTACTACCTGCAGGGTTTCCGCATCATCCCCAAAGAGAGTTTTCAGTACGGAAGTTTTATCCGTATCTGTCAGTTTGCGTAGCTTGGCCAACTGGCTGAACATTTTGTCCAGACCTCCAAAACTTCCTTTTCCGTCCGTAAAATCCAGCCGAATGCGTTGTTTCCTCAATTCTTTGTTAGTCGCTCTGACTTTTTTAATGTCAAGGCCAGATTGAATGACTTTTCGAAGGGCGTTACCGGCTGACTCTCCCTGCATACCCATCTGGTCCATCATGACGCTGATCGGAGCAAGTCCCTGAGCGGCTTTTAGTCCGTCCTTATTAACCATCTTCAGAACTGAGCTGGTCTTAGTGAAGAACGACAGCATGTTGGTATCATCAACCCCAAGATAGAATGCCTTCTGGATAGTATCGAATAATCCCATCATGTCATCTGACGCAGTTCCAGTTGCATCCTGCATTTTCGCGGCGAATTCTGCCGCTGCTTCAGGTGTCTTTTTAAGCTGTACAGCAAGGTATGCTGTCGCTTTACCTACCCCACCCAGAATGTTTTCTGCCGGAATACCCTGGCGAACAAGCATCTGCATCATGTTCTGAAAATCAGCAGTCGTACCAGGTAGCTGATTTCCAAGCCCAACAGCCAGTTTGTTTATTTTTTCAAAACTATTACCGACCTCTCCATTGGCCTGCATCATTGCGACCTTCAGCCCAGTAGCCGCATTCTCCTGATCCGCGTAGGCTTTCAGCGATACAGTCAATCCGGCGGCCAGACCACCAGCTAGCGCCAGTCCACCCTTTGAAGCTTCCTCTGCTTGTCGTTTAAAACCACGGATATTTTTCTGCATCCGTGAAAGCGCAGGAGATAGCTTGTCTACGCCTGTTATCAGCGCCTTAAGCTCAAATTCAGCCATTGCCTTTTTTCTCCTGCTCTATCCTGTTTGCCTGACTAACCAGCAGCGGAATCTCACTGATTGGCATTTTCAGCAATTCAAATGGATTAATGCGCCAGTAACTGGCGCAGTCAAAAAAACGATCAGTGAGATAATCGGCTGTCAGGCCTGGAGGAAAAAACCAGCAACCAGCCAGGCTGCGGTATTCAGGTCGCCAGGTTTCATCTGATCAACTGTACTCAGGGGTACATTTGCCAGCCGTACAATATACTTCGCGATAATATGCGCCTGCAGTTTGATGGATTCATCCTGATTCATCTGGTACGGATAACCAAGCTCACGGACGTCTTTACCAGTCGGTTCGTTAAACTCCAGGACGCTGATCGTTTCACCATGAGCGGTTACTGGATGCTTTAGCTCAAGTTCTTTCATTACTGGTAATCCCCTTCTTCGCCGTGGAATTCAAGATCCGCCGTACCTTCTTCGGCGTTGTGGTTTGCTTCTCCGTGCAGCCAGGCTGAAGACAAGACATAAACCTGACCGTTTGCCAGTTCGGCTGTAATGGTCATCTGGTCTGAAGTCGTTACTTTGCTGACCGGAAAATCTTTCGGTACTTTAAAGGTGCCTTTGATATAGGGCGCACGGTGCGTTTCTTTACGATCCACCGAGCCATCAAGGCCAATGACATCATCATTGACCTTAGTATTCATCGGCACCTCAATACCGCCGGTCATGGATAATTGCTGACCATCAATTTTGAAATAACAAGTACCTGCAATGCGCGGCATTATGCGGACTCCTCTTGATACTGAAGACGGAACTGGTTAACGACCGCAAACACTCGCAGCTGGTTAACATAGTCAGGCGGGAATAAAGTGTTGAGGCGGTTCGGGTCTGTCGCGTCACGCTCAACTATCAGGTATTGTTTGAACAGGTCGTAATTTTCAACGATCCCGGCGCGCTCCATTTGGCGGTAGGTTGCCAGAAGCTCACCTTTGATAACCGCCGGAGTAACAATCGCCTGACCGGGGCCAAAACGGGTACCGTCGTTTGCCAGTTTGTGGCGACCATATTTGCTGGTTATAACTGACTTCAGCTTACGCAGAACGTATGCGCTGGTATGCAGCGTCTCACTATCGAGATAGCTGTTATCTGCAACGCCGTAGGCGTTTTTCTTGTACGTTGTAACGTCGCGCTGAATGCGCAGCGTACCGCTTTCAACGTATGACGTTGCAATCCCATGTGACAGCAGAGACTGCTGCTCGGTCATTGTGAAACGCTTCCCTTTTGGTGCTGGTAGCATGTCCACGAGCTCACCTGTCTGGGTTGGGCGCGCCGGATCGTTACGGATAAAGACGGCATTACGTGCGGTGCGACTGGCCGCCAGTTCATCTGCCGGGGTCTGAGTTTCTTTCTCGTACCCCGCCACCGTGATGTGCTGTTGGTTAAGCTGATCACCGGCAGCAACCAGCTCAGAAAGCGTTCCGAGTTTCGCGGTATAAACGTGGCCATAAAGCTGGCGCGCGTAGCTCCAGCGACCGCTGGTATCGTTCATTTCGCTGACAAATGCATTAACCGAGGCCAAATCGCTGAACGGATGACCAATATAATCAAACGGCTCATCGGCCATAGCTGCAATAGCGCCATTGAGTACCGGAGCCCCCGTTCCGGCAGCGCCAGCAGCGACGGCCACTGCTACGCCTGCAGGCAACACTTCACCACCGCCGTAACCGTAATAATTCAGAACCACGGGGATGTCATTCCCGCTCAGACCTTTGTGACGTGCTGTCAGAGTGACAACGCCAGCAGCAGACGAAGCGATAACCGGCAATGTCGGATCAGCATTGATTGCATCTTTAATACCCGATGCCACAGCCTCCACATCATCACCGCTTACAACTGCCGCCTGAATGCGAGTACGCCCGACATAAACATTCACCGTGCCGCTCTCAGTTGCTGCGCCAGTTACGGTCAGGGTATACGTGGCCGCCACTCCTGCCGCTGGTTCAGGAACAGCAATGATGTAAAGCTCACCAAAAGGATCGGTTTTGCGATACGCAGCAACCATGCGTGCAAGCTGACTGCCGGGGCCACAAATCTGTTTCGCATAATCAGCGGAGGGCATCAGTACCAGCGAATCAGGCTCAATTGCCGCACCGGTATTTGCGTGCCCCAGCAGCAATGATGGCGCTGACTCCTGACTTGTATTTGCCGCCGAATTATCCATCTCAGCATAAAACAGCGACACCAGCGTATTTGCCGGGATAGTGCTGAAACTAACGGTCATTGGTTTCCACCTTTTTTTGTTTAACTTTGTTCACGCGCCTGATATCGCCAGCGGCTTCCCGGCGCAGCCAGTAGCTGCTTTCTTCAACATTTCGCCCTTCAACAGGCAAAAGGTCGCCTCGGGCAGGGTCAGGTACTGACCGCCCGTTTTTGGGTTTTACAAACATGGGTTTCCTCAGGAGGGAAGAGTTATCTCTGTGTGATGCTCGGGCTCCCCATCAGGGCCATGTCCCGGATCGATAAAATCAACATCAATCGCCAGCGTTTTAAAATCAGCCAGATCGTTCAGTTCATCCTGCTGGCGGGTGTCATCTTCTGACAGCTCATTCAATACAGTGAAGTCGAACTGGTAGCTCAGTTCATGCCGGTTCACATCAAGCAACGTCCCCCCTGCATAGGTGATCGGGTTTCCGCGCTCTTCAGGATTCCAGCCCAGGAGCGCTTTAAACAGTGACTGTCGCACATCGTGAACAACATCATATGAGGCAAACTGACCGCGCTCATCCCGGCCATTGCTGACAAACACAATGACGGCAAACCCTTCGGTTAAATCCTGCCAGTAGTCAGTCTGGCTCTTCTGTTCCCCTGGCGAATCATCTCCGGGAACAACATAAGCCGCCGGCAGTTTCATCTTTCCGACTTCCGGCAAGTCCTTAAACTGCGCAGCACCTGCTACACGACTCTGGAACTCCGGGCAACGAGCCCGTAGTGCTGCAATAATCGGGGCCAGTTTCATCAGCGTCGTCTCTCCGGTTTGAGTGATAGCCGCAGTTCACGCGCCAGGTAGTAACGCGTCCACGGGCTGTTTTTGTTGAGTGTCTCAACCATAAAATTATTACGCGGTGCCAGACGCCAGCCGCTACCACCAGAAGCGCCACGGTGATGACTGCGCCGACGTTTTGCACCACCGCGCACACCGTAGAAGAGAAATGCCGGGTAAAAATCGTCGGTGATGAGCCGGTTCCCCTGCCCGTTCTTCTGGTTCGGTGCAATACGTGCCATAAACCCCGGCCGCCGCCCACTTGCTTTTGGCACCATGTAGCCAATTGATTTTGCCAGGCGTCCTGTCTGATAACCTGGGTTTTCCCCTGGCTCAGAACGTCCGCGGCGCATTACCAGTCGACGTGCATCACGCATATGTCGCTGGCCAATAGTGATAAATGCCCGCCGGACACGTGCGCGGTTGAAGCGCATTTCGTTCGGCTGCTGAAAATCAACGTGTAAAAAGGGTTCCGCCACTGGAATTCCCCCCAATATTTTCTGTCAATGAACCCAGTTCGGTGCATTCAAGAAGCAAAAACCGCCGTTTACTGTTTAGATCACGAACACGTTTCACGCGGTACACCTCATCCCCCTTCGCCACTTCAAAATCGCTGGTAATTCCGCTGCGCCAGCGAATGGTGATGTAATGCGTGATCACGTTATCTGTCTGAGCCGTTTCCTGGTATGTCGTCGCGCTGGTTTGCACCACCTTTGCCCAGACGTAGAATGAAACCGGGTATTCAGGCTCAGTTCCGAAATCATCTGAGGGGACATCGACTCGTTTACGGATCAACACCCGTTTATCCAGTTCTCCCGGATCGGGAAGCAGGTATGTCGCGCTGGTTTGCGCCTGGCGAAGCTTCATAGCGGGATAAACCGGTACGGGCCGACAAGCCAGGTATAGGATTGCGGCATTTCCGTTTTTTCAACCTCAGTAACGGAAGAACGGTTTTCGTAGAAATGCGTCACCAGAAGCAGCATTCCGAGGCGGATATCATCCGGAATCAGAAGACCATCAGGATCGTCAGCCGGAACGTCAGGGGCAGTACCGTAGAGTTTTCGGTTCAGATACGTTTCTGTCCTGGTCTGTGCAGCTTTGCCGAGGAATTCCAGAAGTGAATCTTCATCCGAATAATCCTCCTCCAGGCGCAACTGATGTTTAATTTCTTCCAGTGTCAGGAGCATTAAGACCTCCATGCCCGCCGGATGGCGGGCATAAAAAAACCGCTTTCGCGGTACTGGTTACATCAGGTTTTCGGTTATGCCGGCTTGCCCACCAGCGCTTTGATGGCTGCCACGTCTTCAAGAACGCAGTCAAAACGGTGAAATGCCAGGAATGCTGTTTGATCATACTCAGCATAACGTTCAACCAGGCGCTTCAACGTCATATAAGTGATACGACGAATAATGAAGCGGTCGAAGTCTCCGAGAAACGCGAATTTTTTACCCGCAGCAATTCCATCAATAGCCTGGTCAATAACATACGGGATATTCAGGATCGTTGCCGGGGTGCCGCCTGCGACATCCGGTAACCACAGTGGGCGGTTCTGGCCATCTACCATTTCTTCAATCACCTGAAGGGTCGAATCGTTAAATGCCCAGCGGTATTTAGGACCACCACGGTAAGCCGGATCAATGGCATGTTTCAGCTTGTTCATTTCCTGCCAGGTGAATGCTGCGGCAGCAGCAGTATTTACAGTACCGGTGACAGACGCTACCAGGCCTTTAGGCTGTACCGGTGTACCTGCTCCGGTTCCCTGAACAAGATATTTGGCTTCGCCGCGCCCAATTCGCTGACCAATACGCGCAGCCAGGTACGCTTCGATATCAACACCACTATCCTGTAAAAGCTCATTGGATACACGGATGATTTTGGACGACAACTTTTTAGCGCCCAGAATCGCAGTGCCGAAACTTACATCCTCTTCCGATGCTTCGGTGTTTTCACCCAGGAGTTCGCCTTCTTCCGCAGTACCGTCGGAGGTCGACCAGGTAATATCCTGACCGTTCGAAGTATTGAGGATCTGCGCCACGCTGGCGATTCCACCATAGGCTTTCATCGAGTCGACGATTTTATTCAACATCTGCGTCGGTACGGTGTAACCGCCTTTAGCGTCCGGCGTCGTACCCTGGGCTCGCAGCTCTTTAACGGCCTGGCGTTCTTCGGCAGTTAACTCACCAAAGCCATGGCGCAGAAGACGGTCAAAAGCGGCGGCGCGGCGTTCATCTGACTGCGTCTCCGGATTTTTCTGGCGCTGGCGCTGTTCCGGCTCCTGCCCATCAATTACATTCTGATCGTGACGGCGCAGTTCTTCTTCGCGGGAAATACGCTCATCAAGCGAATCCAGCTCAGATTTTGCAGCGTTCCACTGGGTGCGCTGCTCATCGGTCCAGGTCGCATCGCCAATTTTATCGTGCAGAGCACGCATATCAGTGGCGATGGTGTTACGTTTTTGCTTCAGTTCGTGAAATTTCATGGTTTTTCCTTACGCGTTAAGAAGAGTCAGCAGGCGCTCGCGCGCCATTCGTTGATTAATGGCTTGCGCCAGCGCGCCGCTGTCGCGCGCTTCCTGCCAGGCTTTCATGGATCGGATGCCAGAATCAGCCTCCTGGTAGGCCGGATAGGTCACCGGGCTGACATCAAAGAGGCGTGAAAAACGGTTAATCTCACGGATAACAATCCCCTCATCGTCCTGATACCAACTCTCACCATCGTGCGCGACGCGGAAAGCAAAAGAGGACTGGTTTATATCCCCGCGCATCATCGGGGCCAGCACCAGATCACGGATGGTCTGGGTGTCAGGGGCCGATATGTCGTAGCGAAGCCCCTTATCATCGACACTAACGCTCAACGTGCCAGATGCACTGCGACCGAGTATAAAGTTGGGATCATGATTGAATAGTCCGCGAATATCGTCACCCAGCACATCATCGAATGCGCCTGGCTTAATGATTTCGCGAAATCCCCAGAGCGGTTCAGAGCGGCTGTTAAATACCGAGCCGTAACCGATAATCCGCGTGGGCTGCTCGCCCTGCTGTTCGGCACGGACCTCACCGCTGTAACAGCGAGTCTCGCGATCACTCATCGGTTTTTTCCTTTTCGGTTTTGGTGTTTTTGAAATCGTCCGCCGGATTGGCGGCGTTGACGCTGACGAGCATTTCGTCAAGCCCATCGACAGGGTTCATGTCCTCGAAAGCACGGGCTTCGTTGCGGCTCATCCAGCCGTCGGTGATTGCAAAGTGATAGAACTGGGCGCGCTCCTGTGGGGTGCCACGCAACAGGCCAGTAAGGTTAAAACGGACGTAATACCCTGCGGCCAGTTCGGCACGGGTAAACAGGCGTCGGTTAAGCTCCTGCTCCCAGTTCGTCACCCAGGGCATCATCGAGTAACGGACAAACTGAATAGCCTGCTGCGTGATGTTGCTGAAGGTAGCTTTTTCCAGGTCATTGATCATGTGAGCCGGCACGTTAAAAATCCCGGCAATCATCGAGCGGTTGAGCTTTGACATGCCGATAATCTGTGCATCAACCGGAGAAACTGTAAGAGCTTTATAGTCCAGGTCAGCAGGAAGCAGCATGGTTTTGTTTTCCTGGCTGCGCAATGCCTGTGATGCTTTCTTCCACTGCTCTTTCAACCGCTCCCAACTGGTTTTTTCCAGTGAGTTTTTTACTGTAACAATCCCGGCTGGCCGCGCGTTTCCGCTGAAAAAACTCTCGGTATATTTTTGCCCACTCATGCCCATGCCAATCGTTTCGGCGTGCTGCATTACCGGACTCAGGCCCATCTTCTGGTTATTTCCAAGCGCCCGGATGTGAATCATGTCATCCGGGTTGATGGCAAATGCGCCTTCCTCGTTATACAGCCCATAGGTGTACCTGCCGCCGGTATTGATCAGCGTGGTTTCCCAAGGCATGCAGCAGTCCAGAGAAGTCACCTCCCCGCGACGGTTACGTTTAACCCAGGTGTATCCGTTACCCCAGCCAAGAATGTGGCGTTGTTTCAGCTCGCGCCATTTGTAACTGGTCTGCCAGGTGTTTGGCTCATCATGAACCAGGTAAAACGCAGGGTGATCCCGTGCGGGTTCAACCTTACCATTGTGCTTGCGCATAACATGCAGCGGCATCTGAGCAAGGTTGGAAGACAGTACATAGATACAGGCATATACCGCCGCCAGCTTCATCGCTGTTTCAGGGCTTACATATACATCTGCTCTGAAAAGCCCATCAGTATCAACTGCATCACCAGTTATTGGTGTACCGGGATTTTCGAGAGATTCACTTCTGAACAAAGCATCAAGCAGCACGCTTCCCCCTTCTGGCCATCGCCAGGGCACCCAGCAACAGCAGGCCACCCGAGAACATGAGCGCCGGGGCCAGACCAAAACGCAGGTATACCCCGGACGTGAGCAGACCGAAACCGGCCAGACCGATAACATCAGCAATAAGTGATTTCATAGAATTAAGAGATCGTCGTCCGGATCAAGAGATGAGAGGAAATCGCCAGGCTCTTTAAGCATTGCCCGTCCGATAGCCATAATCAGCGCCACCGCGCCGTCTATTTTATTTTCGTTTTGCTCCTTGATAGGCTTCACAACATCATCATTGCCTGGCAGATATTTCCCCACCACGTTGCTGATACACCAGCTCATTATCGGGTTGCCGTCGTGATGAAAACGCCCGGACTCAATGGCAGCTTCCAGCTCTTTCATTGGGTCTGACATATTGGTGTAGTTCTGAACGATAGTAATCGGATTAAGACTTTCATCAGCCAAATCATGTGAAAGCCCCGTCGCGCCGAATGGGTCAATCGGTGACTCACTGACCGGGTTGAGCTTGTTTGCCGCCTTGGCCTCTTCAAGGATGTAGCGGTAATCCACTTCAGCGCCATCAGTAACTGTAAGCAGTTCCATTTCAACCCATTTCTGAAATCGCTCCGCAGTACGACGATCTTCGTTCTTTTCAACGCTGAATACTGTGTCGTAGGGAACCCAGAAGCGGGGAGCAACGCTGTAGTAATGTGTCTTGCCGTCAATTTCCCTGGTGAACAACCGCGCCATACTGTTCATATCCAGCTTGCGCGCCAGGTCGAAAGACAGAACACATGGCTGTCCTTCGAATTGCTCCAGCGTAAGTGTCTTATCCTCGCAGTTCTGCCAGGAAACCAGGTTGTAGAAAGCGGCACGGGCTGCAACCCAGATATTGAGGTGTTTAGTTTTAAATACACCAGCCTGACGAGCGTTATTAATAGCCCGCTGTTGCTGGCTGAGGAGGAAATCACGATAGACCGACACGCCCATATTCGGGTTAGCCTTTTCCAGCACTTTAGGATCGGTCCAGTCATCCCCCTCGTCGACGGTGTATATCACGCCGAACAATTCCTCATTCGGTACCGTGCCGTTAAGCATCTCAATCACTTCACGCCGTTTGTCGTAGCATGGCCCCTCAATGTTGTAGCCCGCCGTTGTTATCGCCCACATCAGTGGCTGTCGCCGCGCCCCCATACCAGTCAGCATTGTGGTGTAGAGCGAATCTGTAGGATGTTCGTGATACTCGTCGACAATCGCACAGTGCGGTGAAGCGCCGTCCCCAGGATTACCAATCAGCGGCTCAAAACGCGCGCCATCTTCTGGCCGGTTCAGGTTGGACGCATTAACCTCGATCCCGAACGCTTCCACCAGCAGCGGTGTGCGCTTACACATCAGGCGAGCGGGTCTGAATACTTCCCACGCCTGCTTTTCAGTTGTGGCCCCGGAATATACTTCAGCGCCAAACTCGTTATCACAGGTAAAACAGTACAGTGCCACACCCGCCGAAATAGCTGATTTCCCGTTTTTACGCGGTATCTCCGTGTAAACCTCGCGAAAGCGACGAAGCTTCGAGCCTTTCTGGACCCAGCCAAAGGCGCAGCACACAATAAACAGTTGCCATGCCTCCAGGGTGATCGGCATTCGCTTGAATGCCCACTCGCCTTTTGTATGTGGCAATAACTGGATAAATTTCGCAGCCTTTTCTGCCATGTCTTTATCGAAGCGGTAACGAAATTTCTTACTCTTTTCAGCCGCCATGTCATCGATATGACGCTGGCAAGCCTGAATGACAAACTGGCACGCCGGGATTTTCCCCCGCACAACGTTGCGGGCGTATTGATTCGCGGCGTTTACGTTGGGGTACGATTTCCGGCTCATGAGTTGATCATCTTCAGAAATGGGTTAGAGGTTTTCTTTTGTCCGGCAAGGCCGATCAGTCGTTGACGACTGCTGGGGTCAAGTCCAAGCATGGAGCCGGTAGAACTCATCTCCGACTCTTGCTCTTTCTTTGCGGTTAGCTCAGGGTTTTTTATCTTTCCCCCCATAGCACCAGTGATGGACAGCCCCTCTCTGGCAATATTTTTAACCGCCCTGCGCCAGAACTCGTAGGCAACACACCAGCGCTCAAGTACGGCAAGATCGGTAACACACAGTAATCCCTGTCCACATAATTCTTTCGTGGTCAGTTCCCACATGACGGCCGCCATTGGCAGACCTTCATCCTCAGAAAACCAGTCAGGTGGTGCCACGCCTTTAATCGGTGTGAATACAGGTTCCTCTTTATTCAGGGCTCGTTTGCCGGGGTTCCCTGCCAGCTCCTTGCGCGCCGTTGGCTTGGGGCGACGCCCGGAACGCCCCGCCGTTCCAGCCATAAGCGACACTCCTGGTTAAATTTCATTTTTCGCGGGTATAAAAATACGAGGAGGCGGGCAGTCCGGAAGGCGCGCGGCCGCAGAGATTTGACCTCCCCCTCCCCTGGCTGATGATGACATCGATTCTCACTTGAGCCGCTCACGCGCGGTCTTCGCGGCGTGGCACGACCAGCACAGGCTCTCAAGGTTGCTGTCCTCATCAGTACCGCCGTGAGCCTTCGCATTGATGTGGTCCGCGCAGGACGCCTGCTTCACGACTCCCTGCCGAAGATGGTTCTGACACAGCCCTTTGTCACGCTTTAGTATCCGCGCCCTGATGACTTCCCACTTCGATCCATATCCGCGCTGCTGACGTGATTGACCAGGCTTGTAGGATTTCCAGCCTTCACCTTTGTGATTTTCGCAGTAGCCAGATGGGTCAATAGTCGTGTTTCGGCAGCCGCGAACACGGCAAGCCTTAGGTGTTCGTGGTGGCATTATCGAAAACCTCTGTTATATTTGCTTTTCTTTATGAGAAGAATCTGATATCAAATTTGTCTTTGACAATAACTAAAAGTAGGATTTTACTCCACATGAATAAACCTAAAAGTGTTGCATATCGCATTGAAGGCTGTAAAAACACAATATTAGATGGTAACAAATCATACGGCGCTGATGTCGGCTTCGAAATAACAAACTCTCCAGATACTGTTCTAGTTAATAATTTACATTACTCTGCAGAAACAGTTCGATTAATTACCGAAGCCGAAAGAGCAATACAAATCAACACTGAAGAAATAAAAATTAAACTAGGGGATGATAAATTTTATGAGATAGTAAGCATATTGAACGAAATAAAATCAAATCAATCATCAACTCCATTACAACTAATGGAAAGATTATACTCTGCAGGAGCTAACACATTAACCTTCTGGCCAATTATTCAGCAGCTTTTAAACAGCATTTAGAGCACGGTCAGATATAGCAGACATATTGATATGTCTGCTATATTATGGAAACAGTACTCCAAGACTTATAATCAGATTTTTCTTTTCCTGAATGCGTCTATCCAGTTCAGCCACTGCATGTGGACGTATCGCTTCAAGAAAGGCATTATCTTGATAGGCAGACTGGATGGTCACCCCAAGCCCGGCACCGCTTTCCAGTATGCCTTTCTGTCGCTGTAGCTCTTTCATCTCGTTATAGATGTAATGCGCGTTACTTAAGTTCTCTACGTTCACGACCTGGCTCCTTCATGCAGTTAGCCTGCACTGATTTGTTGTGCGCCAATATGTCCCGCTTCGTCTGCTTATCCAGCACGGCAATATCGTGCTCTGTGAGGTAGATGATACTTACCCAGTCACAGGCCGTGTCTGTTACTTCAGGTTTTGCGGGTAAATTTTTCGCGCAACTCGCGGTCAACATCGTCATCAGGAAGATGACTAACAGTCTGCTGTACATCCCTGGCTCCTTTTGTTGTCTCTACCCTGCGTTCCGCAACGGCTTCAGTAGCTGCTGCACGTTCCTCAGTACGTTGCTGGTTCGCTTTTGTCTCAGCGATGTTAGTACCGCGTGATTTACCCAGACCAAAAGCACCTGCAATTGCAGCCAGCACAGCAACAACCAGGCCGATAATCATTTCAAGTCCCATAGCGACCTCAAACCAGCGCGGCTTTTGCTTTGGCGTAACGTTCACGGCGGTCTTTAATGCCGTTCTGTCCGCCGTTAATAATCTGCGTTACACGTTCCACGTCACCCGAATACATCAGGCAACCGCGTAACGTGAAGTACCACGCCGCCGAACGGGCCGCATGTCGCTCCTGCGTTAGCAATTCTGGTGTACTGACAAGATCAAGTTTCAGCGCCGCACCACATTTGGTGTAGTTCTCACGGCCAGTAATTTGAAGCAGGCCACGACCGCGATATTTCCAGCCGTCACCCTGGCTGTTATTCCCCATGCGGTCACCGTAAACCAGATTGGCTATTTGCGGCTGGTGAGCGACCTGTTTACCATCGACACGCCCCAGCATTTCGCACTGATACGTCGTCAGGCGCTTACCAAAGGTTTTCTTCAGACCTTCAACCGAGTAGTTAAAATTCTCTGCCAGCGAAGTAAATCCAGCAGACTCATGCCCAATTTGTGCAATGAACATGGCCTGGTCGTTAAGTGCTGTAATACCAAACTCTTTCATTGCTGCATCAATGTGCAGAAACCAGCGTGCAGAAAGCCCGGCGCTGATACCAGCCGCCTGCTGAAATTGTGATTGGTTCATATAGTTACCGGATAAAACCACTATTAATGGTAGGGATTGGAATTCACCTGAGAGAATGAAATTAAATTTAATTTAAGTCACAATGAGGCTTAAGATAAATCCTAATGATTTCATCTTCTTTGCGGGTTGTAGCGATGTCGCTGCGACTCGCTTTTTTATTTGTGCACAGCATCAATAAGCCGAGCTACGTTGCCTCTGACGGCGACCAGCACGGACAGGAAAATAATGTTGGCCCCGATAGTGGCCCACGATGAATAAGGGTAGATACCGCACAGATATGCCAGCGGAACCGCGCTATAGATGACCGTAAGCAGCCACGCTAAGCGAGATATCCACGGTCGATGTCGTGAGTCGCCGCGACGATAAAACATCAAGGTCAGCACTACCCCAGCGCAAAGCAGCGCGTTGATTGTTGCCGATGGGTCATTTAGTACCACCTGAACCTCCCCGGCGCGTTATCAGCGCCACCAGCGAGCCGACATCCTGGTTATTCAGAAACGTCAGGATTTTGACAGCTAAAGCAGAAACGATTACGGCTCCGATAGCGTCCAGAGGCTTATCACTGTAACCAGTCCAGTCAGCCAGCTTTGAACCAACCAGCCCTGAGCAGATGATCCCGGCGATGTAGGACACGACAAAATACGCCAGCCGGCGCGCTGCACTGAGGTCCGCGGCGGTTGCAATGTAAAATACAGCCCCGGCAAATGCACCAAACACCACGCCGTAATCGGTTCCGGAAACAAATCCATAGACACTGGCTCCCGTCAGGACACCACCAGCCAGCCCAGTACCGGAAATCGGATCGGACATTTAGCCCCCTCTTAATTGCTGTGAGTCCTCTCAGAACGAGGGGAAATAAAAAGGGCCACCAATTGGCAGCCCTGAATACGACAAAACCCCGCTGCGGCGAGGTTTTTAAATGATGTTAAGTACGTGTCTAAGTGACCACTCTTAACACAATAATCCACAAAATGCGGACCGCGTTAGTGCTTTTTATCTGTTTTTCCATTATTTTCTTGCTACACAGCTAAAAAATAAAAGAAAAGCAGGCGTTGCCAAACCTCACGGTGACAGTTGGCTTAGAATGAGGACATACTTTTGGATAAGTTTGATGAGATTCATGTGGATATTGAATCTGAGCAGCAAGCCTTCGATTTGCTTGAAAGCTATCTTGATGGTTATGGTTTACCTGACAGCTTAAGTTTCAATGGATGGCCAAACCTTACCATCAAATTAACCGGTGAGAAATTTAACAGATCCCTTACACCTTCAGTCATGAAGGGTTTTGTTGAAATGCAGGCTCAAATCAACAAATCATATGCCCTTGCCAAGTACGGTGTCCCTGACGTCCGCAAACTGACCAAAGAAGAACTTGACGCTCTGGAAATTGAAGTTACGGTAGAGCAAGGTTCTTCAATAGTAGAAATTAACATTGATGGTTTTTTAACCAAACTCACACAGGAACTTGTTGGTAAAATGAACGCAACTGAGATCATGTTTACTGTTCTCGGCGCAGCAGTCATCTGGGGCGGAGTAACAGTATTTAAACGGTTCTTGGACAACCGCAAAGATACTCGCCTTGCAGAAATTGCTAAGGATGGAGAGAAAGAACATCTCCGGACTATGCAGATCATGAGCGAGCAAGAAACTAAACGCCTGCGGGTCATTTCGGAAATGGTTGCGGAAAAGCCGCTTCTCGATAACATGGACCGTATGTCGTATGACGCTAAAACCCAGATGGTTAAATCCTTTGTGCGTTCAGATAGCGCCCAAATTGATGGCGTTACTATTGATTCTGAAATGGCGAAAGAGTTAGTTACTAATGCTCGTAGACGCTCATCAGAAATGAGAATCGATGGTATTTACCGGATTGAAGAAGTTAATAACACTGATCCAGAGAGCTTCAAAGTTAAGGTTCGTCGTGTCGATACCGACCAACGCCTAACCTGCGTAGTTCAGGATGTATTCCTTGATGAATCCGGAAATAAAGAAGCGTTGCAGCGAGCTGAATGGGAAAGAAAACCTGTTCATCTGAGTATTAACGCAAAACACGTCGATGGTGACATTAAATCAGCAGTAATTCTCTATGTTCGAGACGTGGAGAAAAAGCCCGAGTAATCGGGCTTCAAGCATCAATCTTTGACTTCCGGGTCCATCTCTAAACGAATTTCCAGCATCGAGAGGCAGCCATCAATAAACCCCTCGGCCATCTGTATCTCGATGCGTATCAATTTCTCATCCTTCTTTCGCGCTTTAGCTATCTTCCGCTTCGAGATACCGTACATGTAGTGAGCGACAAGAAGCGAATGCTCATATGGCTTTCGGCTTTTCAGTCGTGCCAGGCAACCTTCAATGATAAGCGCATCATCATCAGTACATGACAATCTGGTTTTGCTTGTCTGCGGTAAAAGTCCCTTGAATCCTGCCGCGATCGGGGAGTAATCCACACCAGAATTATCGCTTGATGCCCAACCGCCCCATCGCTCTAACACCATCTGAATATCGCGCATGTTATCTCCACTATTCATGCAAGCACGCCGATTGCCAGCGCACGATCTATAACCCGAAACACCAGGACCAGTTGGTCACCGTATTTCGCTTCAAATGCCACAGGATCAGCATGCAACTCGTCGTGATGCTCTCTGCACAGAGGAATCACAAACAGGTCGTGTGCCTTTGTACCCATTCCACCCTGCCCGTGGCCAATCAGGTGGTGGGGGTCGTCAGCTTGCTTGTTACAGCAGACGCACGGCTGGGCCTTAACCCATCTCGTGTATTTCTCATTCACCCAGCGGCGACGCTTGGGTTTAAGCATGAAGGATTCCGGCGTCTCCGGGTCTACCTTCATTGCCACTATCTTTTTCGCTTTCTCCTGTACCAGTTGTTGAGCGGGTAATGTCGGAATAATATCGCTTTCACGTGTTACCGACTGGTGAGTCTCTTCATTCAGACGAAGAGCTTTATGGGCTAAGGCTTCAGGTATTTCGTCAGCCAGGTCGTTCCTGACCATCCACCAGCAAAACTCCGGCAGCGTCAGAATATGGTCCTCACTGAAACCTAATTGGCCGTTTACAACCTTCAGTAGCCAGGATACCAGGTTTTCACGTGCTATACCCGCCAGACCTTCAGTGAACTGATCACGAATTTTTAAGTCACAGCCCCAGCACGTGCGGATTGAGCCAGGTGCATGCCGGGTGATGGTGTAGTTGCGATCATGCCACTCGCTGTGTGGGTACTGACATTCCAGCTTTCTTTCGAGCCACGCATCCAGTGAATTCAGTCCACCAGCACGATGTATGACCTTCTGATTTTCGAAGACATCACGCATTAACGGATCATTTTGAAGCTCCTGAGTTGTCTCAGGCAGCAGACCAGACGGTAACTCAGCCATTGACTCTGCCTGTGGCTCGATAAGAACACGACCACGTCTGAACAGATGCATCAGTTCACTGCCAGGGCGAAATATCACTACCCCGGTCATAGGTGCCACTTCAGGTGTCAGTAATGCCCTCACGCTACCTGCCCCTTAGCAATATGTTCTGCCCACAGGCCACCTATCCAGCGAACACCCTTGGCGGTGAAGCGGGACTGATTGAACGCGTAATTTGTCTGGTTTGTCGTACCCGTCTTCACCTCGAAGCGCCCTGCCTCGATATGCTTGCTCTTTGGCGTGAGGACACGGTTAAGCCGGTACATGATGCCGTTCTCAATCAGGAACATCGCAAACTCTGGCTCTTTGGCGTTAAGCAGCTTGGCTACCTGTCGGAAAGTCATTGAACCAGTAGCCGTCACATAACGATCAACGAACTCGGCCTTTGGTGCTGCTACTGCCAGTTCTTCACTCAGGCGCTGTTTCTGTTCTTCCAGTTCTGCGGCAAGACGCAACGCTTCAGAGAATGATTGCGGTACCTTCGGTTGGTTACGGCTTTCCAGTTCCAGCCAACGATCGATAATCCTTTTACGTAAAACGACGTTGTATCCAGAAACCAGCGTGAGACATAAGTCTTTAGGAAGATGGAAGCATGGGTAAGCCCTTCCAAGGTCATCCCGGTATTCTCCCCAAATTTGGGGAGATTGAATATTGAGCTGCTCCATCATCACTTTAATGTCACGACAAACATGGTCATGCCGTTTTTCACAGAGTCCCGCAATTTCAAGACTGGTCATCGCCGGAAACCCTGGATCATTCTTCACATTAATCATCTGTTGCATGCTCTGTCTCCACTTATCAGGCGGCTGCACCCGCCATTGGTACATGTTTAGTGATCGATATTTCTACCCGTCCACCAGGTACTTTCGGTCCCCACTCCACCAGCATGCGTCGCACCTGGCTGTCGTCCTCCCAGATTCCTGCATGTGTAAGCGCGTCAAACAGCGCTTTGTTGTAGTTGTCTATGTCGCGGCGGCGTTCATCGGGTGGATAGAGCACAATCTCTACTGATGCCGGTGATGATGACGGCTTAGGGAGAATGCGAAGTTGCTCAACGATAGCCACGCATGCTGCGCTCTGGTATGCCCTGCCTTTGGCACTGATGAGGTGACGGCCAGCCAGCGGCCCCTTATTAGGAGCACGCCAGTATGTGTTCACGCTGGGTGGAAATGGGAGTACCAGTTTCATCATGATTCCACTCCAAAGCGCCCGTTCATGCGCCCTATTTTTCCTACGAACTCCAGCAGGGTTACCCCCAGCGGCCTTATCTTCTCGTGATGCTTCTTCAGGATCGGTGGTACTGTCTCGTTCCAGTTAGGTTTAGGCTTCACCTTCATTGCTTTTCTGATCTCGTCGCTGCAACGTTTGGCCTGAGCCTGAATGGCATTCTCGTCTTCCTGGTTCATGCGCCTTCTCCTTTCGCCCAGTCGATGTGCATTACGCTGCCAGGAATCAGATGCAGGTCTGGTTTAACAGACTGGTTTCCCCAGTGGTGCCAACCGGGAGCAGCGCAGCGGCTGAACAACTCAATGCGTGATACATCGCCGTATAACTGCTCCAGACGGTAACGCACTTCTGCTGGCTTCTGGCTGTGCTCACCGAGTGGGCTGTAGACAACCTGCTTTATGCTGGCGTTCTGACGCTCCAGACCTTTCCCTCTGGTAGCAATCAGCAGATCCTCGGTATTTGCGCGGGTATGGTTACCACCGTTCATTCGGGTCTGAGCGTTCAACAGGTCGAGGAAGTCGTAAAAGTCCTCTACTCCACCAGCGTGAAGCGCTTTGTTGATGTGCTGCTCAGCCAGTGAATTGAACTTAACCCAGGTGAATCCCTTCATGGTCCGAACCTTAAAACCCCATGCCTCAGCCAGTTCAATCGCTTCGCGGGTATGTGTACCGGTGAACCACATGGCCAGAACGGAATCTTCCGCAGCCAGCTCCCAGACAGGCAGGCGTTTTATGTCGATGAGTTTCATCGTGCTGTAATGGTTTTCCGCTGCGCCATTGCTGATGGTGTTCCCGTATTCCCACGGTGGATCGGCGTAAATCAGTGAATAGCTCATTAACGGCCTCCCGAAAATCGACCAGCCAGATAACATCCGTCTTCGGCAATAACTGCTGGCTTAGCCAGACCAAGACAGCGCTGACGTTCTGCCAGTATTGCTGCTCTCTCTGATTCAATGGCTGATGAGCTGAATGCCTCCATGTATATCGTCGCAGCACGGTGAAAGAGGCCTTTCGACTCCAGACCTTTCGCCGTTTCCAGTAAAGCGCTTACTTCAGGCGTTGGTTCAAATACCTCGAAGTGGCAATCTGCTGGCGGTTCCGCGTAATAACGGAACTGACGTCCATCACGTTTACGTGTTGCCAGTTCTGAACCATAAAGACGGCAAACAGCGAGTTGAAGCTGGTCCTGACTGTATTGAGTCAGACCTTCGATGATGTCCCTGGTCGTGGAGCCAGGATTCATGGCAATAAACATCTGGACTGTTTTCAGAATGCTCATCGTTACCCCCTGAATCCTTCAGGAATGCGTGTATCGCACTCGTATTTGGATTTAAACATTGGGTCTTCTCGAACCTCATGTTTGCTCGCCGACGCTGATAACTTCAGAGACAACTCATCCCATTTTTCACGCAGCTTCGAAGGACTGAGAATGTTTTTGCACCAGAAGGGATCACGATTTACACGACCGTACAACTCGCAGATCTGGCGGTGATTGCGATTATCCTGAGTGCACATCAGACGAACCTCGTTAGCCCAGGAAACCCAGTTAGGTTCTTTTGGGCGAACCAGTTCACCGTCAGACTCAGCGGCTTGTTCGTAAAGTCGGATAATCTTTCCCCAGATCCATTCTGCGCAGGTTAAATCTTCCTGAGTTCCCCATTGACGTTTTGCCGCACTGAACACCACCGCTGTCGGATGGCGAGACAGAAAATCATTTGGATTAACCAAAGCGTCCGGTTGCGAAGCTTCCGGACAAGAAGGGGTTTTATTCTCTGTAGTACTCTCTGTAGTACTCTCTGTAGGATCATCAGTGCATTTTGACCTGATGACAGCGGTTCGTTTTGACTTGATGGAGCGTGTCACTTTGACCTCTTCCATCGTGTCATTTTGACCTGATGGAGCAGCGCATTTTGACCTCTTCGATTCGGTCACTTTGACTTCATCTAAAAGCTCGCTTTCATAGTTGATCGTGTAGAAGTTGGTCATGTCGCGTTGAGACTTGTTCAGTTGCTCAATTTTGAGCACACCGAGTGTCTTCAGGCGGGTGAAGGTTCGCTTCAGAGTCGACTCTGACCAGAACGGGAACTGCTCCAGCCACTGTTCAGTCGTGTTGTAAATCCAGCGAACACCGTCACGCTCCATGCCAGACGTTGTTTCTTTCAGCCAGTAGTTAATCTGCTGCAATGCAATCGCCTCATTCAGGCCAATGCTGTACGCAAGGTCAGGATTTATCACTATTGGCCGGGATGTCATTAACAGGCTCATTCGGACCCTCTATTTCCCTGAATTTACGCTGAAACTGTTCGAGAGGACTGAAGCACTCATGCTCGTATCCGTCGCGCAGGTATATAACCCGTTGAGTTTCTGGCTCCCACCGGATAACCCTGACTGGGACGCCGTAGCTGTCTTTAAACCGTCTGTTGAGTGCTCGCATTCGACCTTCTCCGCCTGGCCGTTGAAATCACCTACAACCCAATCGGCAAACTGGTAGCAGACAGGCTCAAAGCATCCGGATACCATTACCCCATACACGAACTGCGCCGGACCTTTTCCACCCGGCATAGGTCGAGCAATAAGTTGCGACCTGCGGTACTGTGTTGTTACACTGTTCATGCGTTAGTTTCTCCACTGAATACGACACGCCACGACGCCAGGAGCTGCACACTCGCTGGCGTCACTTCTTTTGGCGGCGGCTGAATAAGGCCACAATCGCTCGGATTTCTTCCTCACGCGCTGCCAGATGACGGCGGTGATGTTCCTGAATCTCTTCGGCTTCATGCTTTTCAATCACTCCATCTTCAAGCGCCTTCTGGATAATCTGGTCAACCTGCCCTCTTGCAGCTGCTGTACGCATTGCTCGACTGAACAAGTCAACACGGTCAAGATCTTCCAGGTTTGGTACATCCACCAGCAGTGCACCGCGACGCTTGGCAAAGTAGTCAGCAACAAATGACGTGTTGGAAATGTCTTCCATCGCTTCCAGTTCGGTGACTTCAAAGAAACGACAACCGTTTTTCTCGTACAGGTTGTTGTTGAATTGAGTTTCTGACATGCCCAATGCACCAGCCATAGCCTGGCGGCCTCCGGGGTACGCCTTGCACATCGCTTTCACCACTTCTTTAAGGGTTTGCTCTACCATCTTGCTTTTCCTTTGGTAGTTAACAATCAACTTAAAGTTGATTATTGTTGTTAGCGGAAGGTAAGCCGTCGTTTTTATTCGGATAAATATCAGGTCGTAATTGATGGGGAGTTACAGCCCATCCGCCCCACTGACAAAGTTGAATAACTCGTTCAGAAGGTACTCGGTTCTTTGCTATCCAATTCGCAACAGATTGAACTGATTGGAATTCAAACCGCCTTGACACATCTGAAATCGACCCGATAGCCCTTACAGCTTTGGCGGTTACATTCTTATGTTGAGATGACATGTGTTCTCCTATGACTAAGCCTGCACCAATACTACTTATAGTAGCATTTATTGGCAACTTAAAATAGAAATGACAACTATGCCTTGTGCGCTTAATCTTCTACTTATGGTGGAAAATGCTAAATACAAAGACTTTGCCGAAAGGCTAAACAAGTCTCTCCAAGAGCAATCTATTGGAGTTAAAGAATTGTCAGAGTTCAGTGGTGTCTCGTATGAGATGGCGCGGCGCTACACTCTTGGTACTGCAAAACCGAGAGATGAAAAGATGATTCGAATTGCAGAAAGACTTGCTGTCTCACCGGCTTATCTTGATTATGGTGTGCCTGTTAATGGTGGCGACGCGCCCGCGAAAGGCACAGTCAGAATAGAGCAATTGGATGTTCATGCTTCAGCTGGTTCCGGATATATAAACCAACCATTCCCTACAATAGTGAGCTCAATAGAGATTCCGGAAGAGAGGATCTTCGAGTTGTTTGGTCGTAGAAGCCTTGATGGCATCGTCATGATAAATGTTGATGGCGATAGCATGATGCCCACGCTTTGCCCAAAGGACCTGCTATTCATAGACAGCAAGGTTGAGCAGTTTAGTGGCGATGGAGTTTATGTATTCAATTTTGAAGACAGTACGTTCGTAAAACGCCTACAGAAGGTAAAAGGGCGACGACTAGCGGTCCTTTCAGACAATGAGCACTACCCGCCCTTCTTCATAGAAGAGCATGAAATGAATGAACTATACATTTTCGGCAAACTAATCAGATGCTTGCCTCTAAAAATGATAGAGTTTGGCTAATAACTCATTCATTAAGAAACCGGCGAAAGCCGGTTTTTTTACGCCTAAAATTCATACCCCCATAAAATCAGACTACTCAAAATTATATTTTTCTACTTTTTGTTGTTGCAATTATCTACTTAAAGTAGCTATAGTCATTACATCGAAAGTGAACAGGTACTCAACCCACCATGTATTTACAAGTGGCGCTTGAATAACCGGATGATTCGCAGCTGTGGTTTAGATGCTTATGGAGGCAGTGATGCAGAAGAAAAAACCAGGGCGAACGATTGAAGTTCGGGTGAATGGTGCCTTACTGGCAGCTCTGAAAACTGAAACTTCCGTAGCGGCTGATTACATCAGTTTTATGGATGTGGTGGTAAAAGCATTGATGGATATGGAAGCGCTGGAAGTTGAAGCCAACGCCTCCGGAAAAACAATTGTGCATCCGGGATTTAAGACTTTTGGATCAGTTGCAATTAGTAATCCCAGAGATCCTCAATAAAGAAATTAACCTTGATGGTGCCAGCACCTCGTGATGCCTCGAGGTAATGCTGAATAACATCATCATCAAGATGAGTGTTCCATTTTTCAAAGCTGTGACGTGGGAAATACTCCTCAAAAATATCACGAACAGCAGTTTCACCGGCAGCGATATCAGGAAGCATGCCGCAGCGAGTGAGACATTTAGCAATAAGAGTTGACTTAAGCATCTGTTTTCCTTGCTTGGTTTTGACACCTACAAGGATACCACCGCGCCTGATGTGGTTAAAAGCTGGCACGAAACATAAAAACTGTGTGGGGTCTTGGCGGTACCAGTGCCAACCTTTGAAGTCCCTGGTACCGTCCTTTTTACTCAACTGAAAGCGCGTTCTGTCCCTTGTCATTAAGTGCCAGTTCGTTAAATCCAAAACAGCGGAACGCGCTTTCAATTGAGTGGAGAAACTAACCGGCGATTGCAGTCGCCCGTTTCACTAAGTGCCTCTTCATGGGGCATTTACTGAAACGAAACCCAAACTTTTATTCGCCTTTTGGCGAGGGATTCGTGCAACCAAAATTCAGCGCTGTGCAGGGCGCATATAACACGGAGAAACTAACCATGACGACCACACAGAACGTCACTGAGTTACAACCACGCATGACAAGAGAGCAGTTGATCGATGCAGCCCGTAAAACGGCCCCTCTCCTGCCACCTGCTTCCCAGTGGCTGATGAATGAACTGGCGAACCGCTACGATGTTCTGGGTGTCGCGCTGTGCGAGTCAATGGAACAGCGTAAAGCACTGGCCATAGAGAACACCGTTTTACGCGACGACGTTAATTGTTGGGCCAAAGAGTGCGACCGCATCGTTGAGCGTCATACCAAATCGCCGACCAATATGCACCTGCTTGAAGCCCAGAGAGAGCTGCGTGAATTGACGCCTGTTACTGACTCTGTGATTAAGGAGTTTAAGTCGATCGCCGTTGATGAGATGGCCATCCTGTACCGCAAGTTTGCCGATGAAAAAGGTTGTTCGGTAAACATGCAGTGCAGCTACAGACTCACAGCGGAACGCGCAGAAAGTTATGCCGCATACATTCGTCACGAAGAGAAAAGTGGCGAGGTTTCTATCAATGGCTAACTCATTCAAACAGATGTCCCGTGACGGGACCATCAAGCGTACCGATACAGGGATGTTTATCAGCCTTGAAAATATCCACGTTCGCGAAGGTTTCAATATTCGAGAAGATGATGAACGGACTCGCCTAGCTAATGATGACTTATTCGATTACCTCATGAATGGTGGTGTCGTTCCACCACTTGAAGTAGTAGCACGCGATGAAGGTGGTGTTTATATCGTTGAAGGTCATCGGCGTCATAAGGCTTATCAGCGTTGCCGCGAAGCAGGGAAACCAGTAGACCGCATTCACATCATGCCGTTTGTCGGTAATGACGTTCAGCAAAAAGCACGAATTTTCACAAGCGCTAGTCAGTTGGCCTTGTCACCACTCGACCAAATTAATGGTATTCGTGATTTTGCGGCATTCAACCTGACGCCAGCTGAGATCGCTAAAGAGATCCACAAATCGGTTACATGGGTTGAAAAGCTAATGGCTCTCAGCGTTGCAAACCACGATGTTCAAATGGCCGTTAAGTCAGGTGCCGTTTCTGTTGATGTTGCTGTTGAACGCGTTCGTGAGTTTGGCGAACAGGCTGGTGAAGTTCTCCAACACGATAAAGCCGTAGCCGCCGCCCAGGGGAAAACAAAGGTTACGCGCAGTTCTATCGCTCCAGAACTCAACATTAAAAGTGCTCGCCGTTTCGTGGAGTTAATGGTCATGGCGACGATCAGCGATGAAGGCGTGTTCACTTTGCAAGGCACGGCACTGGCTGAAGCTCTGGCGATCATCGACGAACACAAAACCATTGCTGAAGCTCGCGAAACCTATCGCCTTTCACAGCCAATCCCTACGACAGAGATTATCGGGAAAGTGCTGTATGTGAAGCTGGATGGTAAGGAAATCGGCTCGGCAATAATTTATCGCGGGAAGAACGTCACTCTGGATTTAGGCGATAAAAAAATAATCGCCAGCCAGTCAAAAGCAGTGGCCCACTTCGTTAAGCAATACAAACTACAGCAGGGAAATGATCATGACAGCCACCAATAAACCAATGACCGGCGCTCAGCTTGATGAACTGATGGCTGTCGCTATGCGCCTGCAATCTGACAGTGAAAAGATGGGTGAACGTCCTGTGTCCATGTTTGCCTATGCGGTTCAGATTGCTGTTTTAGAAATTCGCGAAGTGCGCAGTAAGTACGAAGAGCTGCAATCACAAAACGCAGACCAGGCAGTACAGCTCGCTAACGCCGAGAGCAAGTGCAGGGAGCTGGCGGCGGAGAATGCGGGGCAGAAGCAAAGCAAGCCGTCATTGAAAACGATGATGTCAGCTCTGGATGCCTTTTACGCTGATGAGGATGTCCCGGAAAGCGCGATGCTAATCGCATTTAACATCTTGCGTGGAGGTATCGAAACCCCAGCCACCGACACATTCCTGGCTGAAGTGCGGGCGCAGGGTGTGGAGATGTTTGCTGAACAAGCCGCTAAAAGTCTAAGCGGCGGCTACGTGATTGTTGCAAAAGAGTTCGCCGCTCAAATTCGCAAAGGCGGTGCAGCATGAGCGACAACACCAAAGAACTGAACTATGACCCAACTGACCCGGACAAGATGCGCCTGCCAAAGGGTGTTAGTTGCGGTAATTGTCATCACATCCGGCGCTGTAAAGCCATGTTCGGTCACACAGAATCTGACACATATTGCGATTGGTCACCATCGCGATTTATCGCTGGCATTGGCGTGAAGGGGGAGTGAGATGGCACTGACGAAAAAACAACGTGCAGAGCTACGCATGAAGTTTGGCGGTCGCTGTGCTTATTGCGGCTGCGAACTGCCAGAGAAGGGCTGGCATGCTGACCATGTTGAGGCTGCATTGCGGAAGTGGGAATTTGGCGAACGCCAGACAAATGGAACCCGGCGTACTGTTGCAACCGGGGAATTCTGGCGACCTGAGAATGATGCTATCGAAAACCTGTTCCCTGCTTGCGCACCGTGCAACCTGTTTAAAGCCACATTCAGCGTGGACTTGTTCCGGGAAGAAATTACGCGGCAGGCAGAACGTGCTCGCGCATATAGCGTCAACTTCCGCACCGCTGAGCGATTTGGCCTGGTCGAAGTAGTCGAAAAGCCGGTTGTGTTCTGGTTCGAACAGTATCAAGAAGGGACTAACCCATGACAACTAACAAACTAACAGACGAGCAGTTGCAGGAAATCTACGGTGAAGCGGTATCGTGCGAACTGGCAGAGAAAAACGGGGCGTATATGGCCTCTTTCGACTTGCTTTGCAAAATGGACGATGTAGGCGGCACGGCGCATGTTGTCCGAAAGCTTATTGATATGCTCCGGGCGGAGCGGGTAGAGCTACAGGAACGCCGCAAGGCTGATAGCCAAGCGCAAGCCACGCTAAATCGCCTTGCTGTGATTCTTCACGGCTCAGAGGTTGATTTAAACCTGCTAACGGTAACGGCCCAATCGCTGATGGATCGTTGCAAGGCAGGCAACTCGCCAGTAACTACAGAATGAAGTAACCGGGTGCAGCCGGTTTAAGTGGAGAATTATCTATGAGCGGACAAATACAACGTTTTCTTACTCCAGATGACCTCTATCAATTAACTGGTTATCGTCGCCCTTCCCTACAGTGTAAAGCTCTCAGGGAGAGTGGAGTATTTTTTATCCCACGTAAGGACGGCAGACCTGGAACAACATGGGATCATGTATCAAACCCGGTTGGCCTTAAGTTGATAGTGAGCAATCCAGAGGAAGAAGAGCCAAACTTTAAGGATATGTAATGTCTAGAGCTCGCAAAAACCCCGATGATAACTGGATGCCTCCCCGCGTTCGCCGGGGAAAATCTGCTTATGAGTTTCGTACAACAGATGGTCGTACCGTCAGGTTGTGCAATCCTGATCTAACAAAATCGCAGGTATGGGCAGCTTACGAAAACTTCATAAACGATTTAAAGGTTGGTACGAACTTCAACGCACTTTGTGAAGAGTTCTTTAATTCCGGCGATTTCCACGAGTTAGCAACTGAAACACGTAAAGACTACAGAAAATACGGTTCAAAGGTAAATGTTGTCTTCGGGAAAATGAAGCCGGATAACATCAAGCCAGAGCACATCAGAAAATACATGGATAAACGAGGTGTTAAGAGCAGGGTTCAGGCGAACCGAGAGAAAGCGTTTATGTCGAGGGTGTTTAGGTGGGCATATGAGCGTGGCAAAGTGAAGATGAATCCATGCCAGGGTGTGAAGCAATTTAAGGAGCAGGCGCGCACCCGTTACGTCACGGACAAAGAATATGAAGCACTATTTAGCGTTTCGTCAGTACCGGTGAAGATTGCCATGGAGTTAGCCTATTTATGCTGCGCACGTCAGGGTGACATTCTGGATCTTAAAAAGAGTCAGATACTTGATGAAGGGATTCTAATTCAGCAAAGCAAGACGGCCGTGAGCCAGATTAAGGCTTGGACTGTGCGCCTATCGAATGCGATCAATCTGGCAGATTCCCTTCCATTAAACAGCGGCATGGTGAGCCTGTACGTGATCCACCAGCAGTCAGGTTCTCGTTACACCCGGGATGCATTTAATGCTCAGTGGATGAAAGCGAAAAAGTTATCCGCTGAAAAATTTCCTGAGCTCGAATTTAACTTCACGTTCCATGATCTGAAAGCTAAGGGGATATCTGATCTGGAAGGAACGCTGCATGAGAAACAGGAAATATCAGGCCACAAAAATGCTTCGCAGACTGCAAGATATAACCGCAAAATATCTGTTGTTCCGGTAGTTGGGGGGCAGTAATGCCCTCTTTTTATGGCGAAGCTGAATGGCGAAACAATGGTGAACATGGAGCACAAAAACAAAAAAACCACCCGTAGGTGGTTTCACGACACTGCTTATTGCTTTGATTATTCTGTTCTTTCCCATGGTACCCGGAGTGGGACTTGAACCCACACAGCGCGAACGCCGAGGGATTTT